GTTTTGATTCCGCCTCCGCTTTTCGTTTTGATTGCTTTGACGAGGAGGTTTAAAGATGTTTCCATTGACTGCATAGTTCTTCCTTTCTATATCAACGGTTTTGCCAAATCGGGATAGAGTAGTCTTTGCCGATCACCTGGTAAAAGTCTATGATAATTTTTCTTTATATGATCCTCTACCCTTTTCCTTTCTTCGGGGTCGGTTATAGAGGACGGGTATAGAAACGAGTAAACTTTCTTTACTTCTCTTTCCTCCTCTTCCTCGCGCGTGTCACTGTTATAAGTATTGGGTAAAGAAGATTGATATATATTGTTATTAATATTGTTACTTATTGTATGAGTGGTCATATTTACACTAGGGGTAGTGGTCATATTTACACTAGGGGGGGTGGTTATATTTACACTAGGGGTAGTGGTCATCTTTTCACTAGTGGTCATCTTTTCACTAGTGGTTAGTTTTACACTAGGGGTAGTGGTCATCTTTTCACTAGGTAGGATCAAGTTTTCATGATGAAGACGAGTCAAGGCGGATTCATTTGCATCGGCTCCGATCCGTTTGGAGCTGCGAGAGATGATCTTTTTCTCAACCAACTTCGAGAGGGTCCTCTTGATTGCTCTCTCTCCAGTTGAACATATCTCTGAGATTTGACTTGCACTGACTTTCCCGCTCCATGTGTTCCAATCGATTTTGAAACAGATCGAGAGTAAAACAAGTTTCTCAGAAGCTGTGATATTGACGGACTTAATTATTTTTTTTCTGATTTCGTATTCGTTCATAAGTCCTCCTTTCACTTTTTCTTATATATAGATCAAAAACTTTTTTCAAGTAAATTATCTTTATTTTAATTTTTTTAAAAAAATATTTGACATTTAACAAACAAAAGTTTAACTATGTTTATGTGATCGACGGTCGATCCAAGAAAGGTTTAAATATGAAACAAAGAATCAAAAAACTTCTCAAAGAGGAGAGATACAATTTCGGTCATCTTGCTGACGAGATGAAATATACACAAGCTCATATTTCAAGAGTGATGAGTGGACACATCGAACCGAGTGAAAAGTTTATTATCTGTTTATGCTTTTCTCTTTCTAAAATGCTTAACAAAAATATCACTAAGAAAGACTTAGGAATCAAATCATGAAAAAAGAAGAATTACACGCAATCATTTATTTCTTTGGGCCTTACGTCCTGGCCTTCATTCTAATGGTATATCGAGAGACTTTATTAAGTCCGATCTTCAACCTACTATCTCCATTTTAATACATCTTCATCGAAAGGAAGAATCATGTTGAATCCAAATCAAATCGAAATCATTCAAAATCTATCAAACAGCGAACGAGAGTTTAATGACAACGTCAAAGCTTTCTTAACCTTTGGACATCTCTTTGAGAGTAATATTGCGGTCACTCTTGCTCATACTTATTGCATCTCAGGAAAGCCCGCGCTAAATGCCGATGCGATGGCGGGAGCGGTTCGTCGATATACTGACAAAAACGGTCAAAAGATCTGTGCGGCGATTTGGGAGGAAGTGAGAGAGGACAGCGTTACGGTCTTTGCTTTACGTCGAGACGAGTTGGAAATTGCTCGTGATTTCAATCTTGAGATCAAACCGAAATCATGGACTTATACTTTAGAGGATGCGAAGCTTCGAGGAACATTGAATCAAAGAGCCTGGAAAACAATGCCTAAAGTTATGATGCACAAAAGAGCATTGACCGCGCTTCTTCGTTTGGCTTTTCCTGAGATCATTGGAACGGCTTGCTCTCCTGATGAACTCGCGGAGGTCATGATTCAAGATGAGCAGCTCCGAGACGAGATCGTTTTTAATTCAGTTGAATCGGAAAGAATCCCAAAGCCTCCGACCGTTCCTCCCCAAAAAAAAAAGTCTGATCCAGTCAAACCCTATCACCAAAGAATAAATCCCGCTCGTGATCTCACAACGATAAACCGAGTCATTGAAGAATTAAAAAAAGAAAACTGCGACATCGATCAAAGTATCAAGGCGATGGAGTATTATACAACGAAGCCCTTGACGATGTGCAATGAACTTGAGTTGAATAAACTCTTCTATAGTATTGGCCTCTCTCCGATTCGTATCTTCTTACAAGAGGGGAAGAAAGATCTTTCTCGAAAAGGATTCAATGAATGGAACGCTGCGGACTTGGAGACGCTTTCGAGTTTATACGAGTCTTTTTATGGATGTACTATGAACTTAGAGAAAGACAAGAGTCTTCAAGATTATATATCTCGAATCACAAACTTAAGCGATGGCCCTCTTTGGTCGGAAGTTATGATCAGATGTCGGAAACTTCACAACTCAGGCAAAATGACTCAAAGCCAAGTCGCATACTATGAAGATCTTGTTTCTCACAATCCTTATGATCTCTCATACTATTTCAAGTTTGATCGGGATTTGACAACGATAGAGAACACTTAAGACCGTCGCATCCTCCAGTCAAGAGGACGTCGGAGTCCTCCCCATCGATCTTAGTTAAATCGATCTGACTCCAATCTAATTTGGAGAGTCGGATCCATTCCTCTTCTTGCTCCGTTCCTTCTTTGACGGTTTGGTAAGGTGCATTCTCATAAGCAAGATCACCATAGTCAGAGAGTAAAGCGACGCCCCGAATCGTTCTTCGATGCTTCCAAAGGAAATCTGAAACGAGAGTCCATTCTTGCTCTTTGACTGTGCAAGTATTGGAGACATTATGTTTTAAGCCTTCGACTCGACTCTTGATCGATCCGACGGCGACCCAATGATTTTGGACGAGTCGGACGTTTTCAAGATGTTTCAACGCGTCAACTTCATCTCGTGTCACTCCGTTTCCTTTACAGGCAAACTTGACAATCCCCGTATCTCCTTCGAGGTCGACGGTCGATTCAGGAAGAACCTCTCGAATCTTAAGCCATACGGGATTGATCTTAGAGAGTCGGATCGTTCTTATATATCGCTCCGCATGAAATGGATGAATACCCGCCGATGTGCCTAAGACTGTCGAAGTGTTTCCACTTGGCTTGATGCAAGTCATACGAGAAGCCGAATTGATCCCGATCTCTTGAGATGTCTTTAAGTTCTCATCAATGACAATATCCGCCCCGTTCTTTAGGACGATCTCATCAAAGGAGAGGTCAGGATTTGCATAGATTCCCGTCAAGCTTACACCGATCAAGGCTTCATTTTGAATGATATGTTTTGATGTGCTTCCTAAATATCCCACGTCAGTATATCCCGCCTGAAGAGTCCCGATGAATGAAGCAGCTCGACAAGACTCATAGAACTCCTCTTCACTTCGATTCTTTTCCATGTTGATCTCGGTTAGATTACAAACCGCCCATCCACTACGCCAAATCCATCCGCCGTTTTCTAAATAAGGACGATTTCGAGACATCGAGAGCGGGATTTCTTTTTGCATCTCTCCCGATGGAGATTCGACGAGATACGGATAAAGACCAATCTCACAACATGGATTTGTGCCAAAGTCAGGAGAATCAGAGAAATAGACTCCAGGTTCTCCCCATTCCTTATTAAGATTGACGATCTTTTCAACAGTTCTTTTCTTCTCATCATCGTTAGTAACGACGGTTGCGGAAATATTGGCGTATGCTCTGTTTGGATGACTTCTCCACCAGTCGCCCGTTTTAGCTTTCAACATCAATTCGTCATCATGATCGAAGAGACAAATTGAAGCCGATCTCCGAACGCCCCCACTTAAGACAGCGGCGGATAGTTCCATACAAATATCAAAGACGTCAATCGATCGCAGTCTTCTACCAAGTCGAGTTCTTAAGATCCGTTTGATTTCCTCTAAACACTTTTTGAGAGGTTCGGGACCTGGTGCCCTTCCTCCTGATGAGATCTTAGCACCCTTCTCTCTGATCTTGTGAAAGTCGAACTCTATCTCATAATCATAAGAATGATCAAAGTAGTCTATGAAGAAATAAGACTCCATCAAAACATGAACGGCGTCCGCCCAACCCTCGATCGAGTCTCTTACATAGTAGGTCGTCTTTCTTCTAATATTCGCTTGATGCTCTCTGATGATTCGAGGAAGTCGTTTGACATCGCTTGAACGAACCGAGAATCCCGTTCCGCATCCGCAGAGCAATAACCAGAACATCTCAGCAAAAAAGCGGGGACGATCGGCGGGCGAATAAGTGCAGTTATAAATTCTCATGTTTCTTTGCTCAATCGCAGCTCCTCCGAATTGAGTTGAGCGTTGAGAAGGAACGATTCTTTTTTCTTTAGCTAAATTGAACGCCCATTCGATCTTTTCTTTTTGATCGGGGTATTTTCTCGTGTGCATATCTGCGACGCGATCAAGGGCATCCTCCCAGCTCTCCCGACCCGTTAAAGTCGGATGAGCATATTGAGAGGCGAAAGCGACCTCTCCTAATATTTGATTTTGCATTGAATAACCTAGTTTATTTAAGTCC